TATAACTTCAAACACACTAACAGTCAATGCACAAGATATGAGTTTTAATGCATCAAAGACACTGACACTGAAAGATCAAAACTTTACATGGACTCCATCCACAATCAATGCAGCATTTAATGGAGTGAATACTAATATTAGTACGATAACCAGCAGAATCAATTCACCGACAACTGGTGTCGCTAATACGCCTACGGGCACTGATACATTTATTAAGTCATTATAAAGGAGATAATTATGACAAATCATGAAAATTTAGTAAGTCTTTTTGACACATACTTAGCTGAGAATGCAAAATTTACCGAAAAGGGAAACAAAGCTGCTGGTACACGGGCTAGAAAAGCACTTGCTGAAATTGCAAAAGTGATTAAAGAAAGAAGAAAAGAAATTCAAGATACCAAAACCGCAGAAAAGACGGCATAAATAATCAATTATGGCAACTACCGTTTTTTATAAAGATTTATCTTTAGATTTTATACCACATCCTGTAACTGGAGATATTAGACCTATTACGGATGAGGTTGCTATTAAACGTTCTATTGCAAATCTAATTAAAACGGAAAGAGGAACAAAGCCATTTAGACCTGATTATGGCTCGGAAGTTAAGAAGTTTGCGTTCCAACAAGGCATCTTTGCTGAAGATGCCTTGAATAAAAGTCTTTATGATACCCTATCAAGATTTGAGCCTAGAATTATCGTTACAAAGATAGAAAGCACGATTGATAAAAATGATGTGACAATTAGTGTTGATTATATTATTAGAAATTTAAATACAACGTCAACAATTGAAACAAAAATTAAAAAGGTAGCATAATGGCTCTTTCACCAGATTTAACGGTTGATGAACTAAATTTTGAAAACATAAAAGCGAATTTCGTCAGTTATTTACAAGCGCAAGATCAATTCAGAGACTATAATTTTGATGCATCTGGTATGCAAGTTTTATTAGATGTGTTAGCATACAACACATACTATAATTCGTTTTACTTGAACATGATCGCAAATGAGAACTTTTTATCAACAGCACAAAAAAGAAACTCAGTAGTAAATTTAGCACGATCATTAAATTATATTCCTAGATCAACCACATCCGCTACAATTACTGGCACAGCAGTGTTATCTGTCACTGGTTCTCCGGCTACAGTAACAATACCAGCATACACTACATTTACAGGTACGGTTGATGGTGAAACATATCTTTTTAATACCACTGAAGCCGTTACAGTTTCACCAGTTTCAACAGTGTATTCAGTAGATTTGACTCTAAAAGAAGGTAGATTTTTAAGTCAACGATACACAGTAAATACAACAGATCCAGATCAAAGATTTTTAATTCCAAACGCTGGAGTAGATACTTCAACAGTTGTAGTTAAAGTTCAAACATCAACTTCAGATAGCACAATTAGACTATTTACGGTGCCTGATAATCTTGTTGAAGTCACTGCAACGACAACAGCGTGTTTCATTGAAGAGGTTGAAGATGGTCAGTATGAAGTATTTTTTGGAGATGGTGTTCTAGGAGTTGCGTTAGATAATGGCAACATTGTCATTATTGAATACTTAGTATCTAATGGTCAATTAGCTAACGATATAGAGGCGCTAACATATTCAGGATCCATTTCAGGCGTGATCGATGTCACATTCACTGAAGACGCACCTGCTTCTGGTGGCGCAGAAAGAGAAACGACAAACAAGATTAGGTTTACAGCACCGAAAGCATACGAAGCGCAGAATAGAATTGTTACGACTGAAGATTATAAAGCGTTATTATTAAAACAACAAAATGTAAGAAGTGTTTCAGTGTGGGGCGGAGAAGATAATGATCCTCCTACATACGCTACAGTTTATATTTCAGTTATACCAGAAACTGGCGAAACACTTACTGCAACAGAGAAAGCTATTCTTAGAGACAGCGTAATCAAACCTAAAAAAGTTTTAACGGTTTCTACAGAGTTTGTTGATCCAGAATACATTTACTTAGTAATTGACGCAAGTGTTAAGTATGACGCAAGAAAAGCAACACTCTCATCTACCAGTTTGGAGACTGTGGTTATTGATGTGATCAAACAATATAACGACGATGATATTAATGAATTTTCAAAGTATTTCAGATATTCCAAATTGTCTAGATTGATTGATCTAAGCGATAGATCCATATTGAATACTATTCTTTCTGTAACACTGAGAAAGGAGACTGATGTACAATTAGGATCCTCTGCGAGATATGAGATTGCATTTTCAAATCCTATAAATTCAAGTACAGATGGAAGACCATCAACATATCCCTATGGCGTAGGTAATCAAGTAACATCAAACGAATTCAGTTACGGCGGCTTTGATGAATGTTATTTGGAAGAAAACAATGGCATCATGAGAATCTACCGATTGTCAGGTGGCTCTAAAGTTGCCGTTTCAAGTAACGTTGGTACGTTGAATTATACAACAGGAAAAGTTATTCTTACTGATTTTGCACCAACAAGTTTTGCTGATGGCGGTACAACATTAAAACTTACCGCAGTACCGAGAGATTTAGATATTTTACCGTTGAGAAGTCAAATTGTAAAAATACTAGATGAAGATATTACGGTAACTATGGTGGATGATAGCACAATCAGTTTAGTCAATCGTTAATTTAAATGTCTGCAAATAACGTTTTTTTCAAACCATCATTCTCAATTGAGAATCTTGTCAACGAAAACTTTCGGTTAGATTCCGAAAGATTTCTTCTTTTCCTTCAAGCGTATTATGAGTGGCTTCAAACCGCTGAGATTGCATTAACAGGAATTTCTGGAACATTTTCTAGAGATGAAATTGTTACTGGATCTGATACAGGTGCAAGAGCAATTGTTAAAGAAGTTAAAACATCTTCAATTGTTGTGCGTATGCAAACAAACGCACCATTTGATTTATATGAATCTTTAACTGGTGGAACAAGTTCAGCTACAGCGACTATTGATTCTATTAAAGATAACGTTGTTAGAAAAACCGGTCAGCTTTTAAATTATCGTGACGCAACTAAAACAGTTGATAAGTATGTTGGATTTTTGAAAGATGAATTATATTCTACATTACCTAAAGATATAGAAGCGAACAAGCGATTAGTTGCAAGAAAGTACAGAGACTTTCTACAGAATAAAGGTAATGAAGAATCCTATAAATTTCTTTTTAGAACAGTGTATGATGAAGATATTGAATTAAAATATCCTGGTGAGGATATTCTTAGAGTTTCTGATGGTAATTTTGAAAAGACTCAAATTATTAGAGCGGTTGTTGAAGATGAAACTACCATATTTGATTTTTTGAATCAAACGATTACAGGTCAAACAAGCGAAGCATTAGGAAATGTAGTTGACATCAAGCTGATTTATGTAGGCTCAACTCGTGTCGCTGAAATAACATTAAAACTTGTGTCTGGAACATTTGATGCAGGCGAACGAATAGAAATTGTAGACACTGAAACTACAAATACAGCAATTTATGGTATGGTAACAGGATTCACAATCAATGACGGCGGATCAGGTTATCAAGTAGGCGATACTGTTACAATTACTAGCAATACTGGCTCAGAAGCACTTGCTGAAGTATCATCTATTAAATCTTCTCCAATTACAGCTATCACAGTAAACACTCCAGGATACGGTTATAGATTAAATACCAATGCCGTTGTCACAAACACAGGCACAGGCGGTTCAAATTTTGCTGTGCGTGTTACTGAAATCGCTAACACCTACACAGTAGGTGGATACACTGTCGGCGATACTGCTACGATTTCAATTATAAATCGTGGTTCAGGATATTTTAGTGCGCCGACAATCACACTCACCGATACCGTAATTAGTTCATTAGGCCTTTTGTCTGACAAATTAATTAACATAGTAAACGGCGGTACAAACTATGCAGTAGGCGATGCATTAGTATTTACAGGTGGTGCTGGATCAAGTGCATCAGGTAACGTTGCATCTGTGAGTGAAGCGACAACATACGATTTATTATTTGAAGACGGCTTTAGAATGAAAGCTGACGGAAGTTATTATGATATTATTAAGAACGAAGATTGGAGTGTAACCGGAGCAATTACTAGATTAGAGCTAACTAACTTTGGTACCGGATATACTTCAGCAAACTTACCATCAATTTCTGTAACATCAGGAACAGGCTCCTCTGCAAATCTTATAGCAACTGGAATTCAGGGCGAAGGCGCAAATGTCACGGTAGACATAGCAAACAACAGTGCCGGCATTGGAGCAATCAGAAATATTAGAGTAAAGAATTTTGGTGTCGGTTATGAAAGCGCAAATGTCAATTTGACAGGATCAGGCGACGGCAATGCAAATGTTACAGCAATAGTTTCTGGTTTAGGTATCAGTGAGGGAACATGGTTAAATGATGGTGGTAAAATTGATTATAAGATTTTACAAGACTCTTATTATTATCAGGATTTTTCTTACGTCATTAGAAGTGGTTTAGAGTTTAACATATATTCTGATATGATTAAAGAAATTATACATCCGGCCGGTCTTCAATTTTTTGGTGAAATTTTATTAACATCTAAAATTGGAGTTCCTGCATCATTTATAAGTATTATTGGAACAGTACAAAATATACAACAATACATTCGTTATGTGGAGACATCGTTCTCAGTAGCAACTTCACCTTCAATATCAACATTTAAAACTTTAGTTAAACAACTTTTACCTGAACCAGAAGGTGGTTTATTTGGCGGTGCAACTGTTCCATACTATTACGGTGATGAACCTTTATTAGGATATACTTCAGCGTTAATAAGTAGTTATGCTAATACAACATTTGACACATTTATTCAACATATTCAAGTTAATGTTCCGATAAGATTTTCCGTATCATTTCAAAGAGATTTGGGTGTTGCTAATGTTTCATCTTCGGCGTTTTCCGATTTTAGTCATAAGTTAGCTGAAAGTAACTTTAATACTAGTACAAATATTATATCTCAGAGAGAACTTTCTGTTAATTTCAAATCCGAGGCTAATGCGGAATCTAATTATGTGGTGACAATTGGCGCATTAGGCGATCAGCAAATAAACATTTATGCTTCAAAATCTATAGGTCTTCATTCTTCAGAGACTTTTAATGATGAGTATAGCACAACAGTTAAAACATGGAACAGAATGGCAGGATTTATGTCATTATATTCAGGAAGTTCAAATATTGTAGGAACCGGCACCAACTTTAATACAGATTTGTTAGTTAATGATATAATTAATGTTGGAAACTCATTGAATAATTCATTAGAACAATTTGTAGTTACGGGCATCTCAAATGCAACATATATGACTATAAATGTGCCTGCGACTTATAATTATACACCAGGATATATCTACAAATAAAGATAAATATTATGATTTTGTGAAATAAATAAAGTAAAATTAGGAGAATACTATGCCAGCAGTTGTCAGCAGCAAATTTAGAGTCCATAATGCTCAACAATTTTATGAAGCCTTTTCAGAGACTTCAAATACCATTATGTATTTTTATGTAGGTGGTCCAGTAGCATTTACGAATGATGCATCGCCACCAACACCAACAGTGTCCACAGCAAACGTAGAATACTTACCTTGGAGAGATATGATGGCACTTAAACGTGTCACATCTTCCGATGTATCTCTAGGAATTCCTAGATACGATTGGACTTCAAGCACAGTTTACGATCAATATGATGATGCAGATACAAATTTAATTGAGTCGGATGATTTTTATGTTTTAACAGATGATTATCAAGTTTATAAGTGTCTTTTCAATAACGGTGGTGCAGCATCAACCACTAAACCTACAGGTACAAGCACTTCGCCATTCACCACTGCTGATGGTTACGTTTGGAAATTTATGTATAAATTGAGCACTGGAGAAGTTTTAAAATTCTTGACTACAGATTATATGCCTGTTAAACTTCTAGATTCTGATGATGGATCAGATCAGTGGGATGTCCAAGCAGCAGCAGTTGATGGTGCAATTCATGTGATCAAAGTTACATCGGGTGGTTCTGGTTATGGTGCAGCACCCTCTGTAACAATCACAGGTGACGGAACCGGTGCTACAGCTAACTGTACACTTTCAGGTGGTGCAGTCAGTGCAGTTACCGTTACAAATGTTGGTTCAGGATACACAACAGCTTCAGTGACATTCGGAAGTGGCGCAGCAGCAGCAACAGCTATCATCAGCCCCAAGGGTGGTCATGGTGCCAATCCAGTTGAAGAATTGGGTGGAAAATATTTAATTCTTAATGTGCGCTTAGATGGCAATGAATCAAATACTGTATCAACGGCTAATGATTTTAGAAAGGTGGGTCTTGTTCGTGATCCATATTCATATGGCACAACTACACGCCATGTGGCAACAAATGTTCGCCAAACATATCGGTATACAATGGCAAGCGTTTCTGGAACATATTCGATTGATGAAACTGTAACGGTAGGAAGTAATACAGCTACAGTCGTTGAGTGGGACTCAACAAACGGATATCTATATACAACGAAGCCAATGACAAAAGATTTTGCTAATGCATCATATGCTGTCGGAGGAACATCTTCAGCAAACGGTTTAATTACTGCTATAAATAATCCAGGCATTCAGCCATACACGGGCGATATCATCTATACAGAATTTAGAAGTCCTATTACTAGAGCGACAGACCAGATTGAAGATGTAAAATTAATTATTCAGTTTTAATTTATTGGAATTAAAAAAAACATGGCCAATACAAATCCAGGTGGGCTGAATTTAAATGTCAGTCCATATTATGATGACTATGATGAAGATAAAAAGTTTGTAAGAGTTCTTTATGTTCCTGGGCGAGCAGTTCAGGGCAGGGAACTTTCTCAGTCTCAGACATATCAACAAAAACAAATAGAACGGTTTGCTAATTATTTCTTTAAGCAAGGTTCTATCATTGATGGTTGTGAGCAAACATTAGATTTAAGTATGCAATATGTTAAGTTGCAATCAACATATAACGCAACTTCAGTTAATGTAAACAGTTTTTTATTGAAAGAAATCGTAGGTGCAAACACTGGTGTAAAGGCATATGCTGGATTAGTTTCTGATATTGAGGGTACTGATCCCAAGACATTGTTTATTAATTATACCGCAGCTGGTGCAGTTCTGCTAACAGTAAATACTGCACCATCAACACTTACAGTTGGAAATACAATCACATTTTCAACTGGAAACACAGCGACAATTAGAGCATGGGTTACTGATCCTATAACAGCTATCAATACAATTTATGTCTCTAACGTTACAGGAACGCTAACAACTACAACAGCAAACACAGTATTGTCTACAGGCTCAACTCAAGCACTGAATGTCACTGTAATTACGGATAAAAGATCCTCTTCTACATTTGAAGATTCCGAACTTATTTTCACAGCAAACATCACAGGCCGAGCATACGCAAATACAGCAACGTCCGACGCAACTCAGTATATTGTAGATGAGGGTTTGTCTACAGAAAAAACATACACACGTGGATCTAAAATTACAGTAGGTGATGGTGTTGTTTACATTGCTGATCATTTTGTGAAGAATAGTTCACAGACTGTTATTCTTGATAAGTACACAAATAATCCATCATACAGAATTGGTTTTGTGCCTACAAAAAGTTATGTGGATTATATTGAAGATAACAGTTTAGTTGACAACGCAGCTGGTACACCAAACTTTCAAGCGCCTGGTGCTGATCGTCTAAAAATAGATACGACACTCACTAAGATTGCTTTAGGTGAAACAACAGACGAAAACGAATTCATATCGTTATTAGAAGTAGAAGATGGCATTTCTAAGAAACGCAAAATTTCTGGTATTGAAAGTAAACTAGAAGAAGCTATCGCAAAACGCACATTTGAAGAATCTGGTAACTATACACTTTCAGATCCAAAAATTAATATTCGTGAGCATCTATCTCAGTCTGGAAATGGCGGTAGATTTTCATCAGCAGAGGGTGGTAATAACAGTCTCCTCTTAGTTGAAGTTGATCCATTTACAGCATATGTCGGTGGATTCAGAAACGAATTTATTGTGAAACAAAATGTATCAGTAGATAAAGGTTTAGATACACAATATGTTCCACAAGTTAAAACACAAATCAATTCAGGCAACTACGTTGAAGTTAAAGAAATGGTTGGTTCATGGGATTTCATGGAAGCAACTTCCGTTGATCTTTATGATACAGCGCAACAAGTTGTCAGTAATAATGCATATTCAGTTGCAACAGTCCGCGGTAGTTCAATAGGCACTGCAAAAGTTAAAGCAATTGAATATGTAAGCGGTACAGTTGGTACAGCGGACGCAAGATATTACTTATATCTTTTTGATGTTGTTATGAATTCTGGTGAGATATTTGATGATGTTCGTTCCGTATATGATTCAGCGACACCAAAACGCTTTGCTGATATTGTTCTAGATTCTAATGGTAACGCTATTCTTCAAGAGCAGTCATTTGACAAAGCAATTTTCAAATTGCCATATGATGCAATCAAAACACTTCGTGATGAAAATAATGATGTTCAAACAGGATTTAGATTTAGAAAAGATTTTTCAGTTACGTTCACTACAGGTGTCGCTACAATTTCTACAACAGATTCTAGTGAAACATTTGTAGGAACTGGAGCACTTACAACATCACAGAAAAATGAGAACTATCTAGTTATCATTAATAATTCTGGCGCTAACGTTGAAACATCAGCTTTGACTGGTACAGTCACAGCAACAGCATCAAGCAATGTCTTGTCAGGAAGCGGAACAGCATTTACAACTCAACTGAATGTCGGCGATCTAATTAAAGCAAATAATGAAACAAGCAAGATTGCTTCAATTACAAACGCAACATATGCAATTCTATCTTCAGTTAGAACAGTTGGTGCATCGGCAAATACATTCACTAAGATTCTTCCTGCAGGCACACCAGTATATCTAAGTGGTAATGGTGGTTCAGGTGCAACGAGAACTGTAACAGTATCATCTCCAGGCACAATTCAGATTGATCTAAAAGAGAGTGCAACATTCACAGCGAGAGTGATTGCTACAATGGATCGTGCTGATGCTAGAGAGATGACAAAGATTCTCAATTATTCTGCAAATACAAATCTAGATCCTAGCACACATCCAAATGGGCTTGTTGGTCCATATAGTTTAGGTAGAGCGGATGTATATCAACTTCGTGGAATCTATCAAGCTGCAAACTTTTCAGCAAATGCTACAACATCTAGCACAGATGTGACATCTAGTTATGATTTTGATAATGGCCAGCGTGATAACACTTATGAACATGCTACAATTACACCTAAGGTTGGTGTAGTGCCAACTGGAAGATTGCATGTTGTATATGATCATTTTACACATGATACAACACAGGGCGTTGGTTATTTGACAATCAATTCTTATCCAATTGATGATGCTGCAACATCTAATACTACAATTAATACAACAAACGTTCCTAAGTATACAAGCACAAGAACTGGTGAAGTGTTTGATTTAAGAAACTGTATTGATTTTAGACCAATTAAAACAGCAAGCACATCATTGAATCCTACAGATCCAGGAACGTATAATGTGCCCACAGGTGGATTGCATATTCCTACACCAGGCTCAGACTTTGAAGCAGACTTGATTTTCTACAAAGGTCGTAGAAGCAAACTCTATATTGATTCTAAGGGTTCTCTTGGATTTAATGATGGATCTCCTGGTTATCCAAATCCATTATCGCCACCGACGTTGCCTGATACAATGGACATTGCGGAACTTGTGATTCCTCCATATCCATCAGTGCCGTCCGACATTGACGTTCAGTTATTCAAAAACAAACGTTATACAATGAAAGACATTGGAAAGATTGAAGAGCGTGTAAACAAATTAGAATATTACACAGCACTCAATTTGCTAGAAAAACAAGCAACAGATAAAGTCATTTTAGACGATGATGGTATTGATAGATTTAAGAACGGCATTCTTGTTGATCCATTTACAGGATCAGGTGTCGCTGACGTTTCATCGCCAGTTTACAAAGCGTCTATCAATCGCTACGATAAGTATGTAACGGCATACGCTAACAATGAAAATCAAGTTGCTCTAAAATATACAACAAGCGGTTCTTCTGGTATTACTAGAACGACAGGTAATAAACTCATTCTATCATACTCAGAATCAACCTTCATTGATCAAGCATATGCATCTTCAGCATTAAATTTAGCGCAGAATCTAACATACGCTTGGGTGGGCGATGTTTCATTGACACCACCTACTGATAACTGGTTAGATACTGATCGTGTTGTTGCAAACAATATTGTTATTGATAATTCAGGTGAATCGGATAACTGGAAGAAACTATCTGACGCATGGAATACTGAGATTGCACCAGTTAATCGTCATTGGATTGGTACGGTTGATGAGCCCAAACAAGTTGGTCAAAGTGTAGATACGCTCAATCAAGGCTTAGACATTCCTAGACAAGTTCGTTCTAATATTCAATCCGAATACTTAAATAAGTCTGAATTTTCAACGTCAATCAAAGAAAAGAATAAGTCTATTGATCGTGATGTTGATGTGTCTATCGCACATGAAATGCGAAGCAGAGACTTTGTTTTCAAAGCAACTGGTATGAAACCGGGCGCAAGACTCTATGCATTCTTTGATGGTATAGATGTCACATCAAGCTGCAAACAGATTCGCATTCCATCAGGAAAAACGCTGCGTGATTTGTCTGATCAGTATGATAATGACGGTAAAATATCAGCAGCAGCAAATACAGTTTATTATAATTTAGTTTCTAATGGTCTTTTGCGTGTAGAAGATAATTACGAAGTTCTTGGTATATTTACAGTTCCAGCAAATCGCTTTAAAGTTGGAACTAGGGAATTTAAACTGACAGATAGTTCTACAAATGCAGACAGTGGCACAACAACAGTGGCAAGAGAAACACTCCAAGCAGTTGGTGTAAGTCAAATCAAGAGTGTTTCAGTTTTAAATACTAGACCATTTAGCATTTCTTTTGATGCAGCAAACGTTAGAAGTCTTCCTGGGCGCTTGTCTTCATCACTGGCAAGTGATGCTGCTGCAACCGTTCGTAGAACTGGCACAGTCACACCATTTACAGATGCACCTCGTAGACCAGATCCTCTTTCACAAAGTTTTTATATTGATGATGCATTCTATCCAGATGGTGTCTTTGTAACTTCCGTTGATCTATACTTTAAGTCTAAATCAGATGACAATCATTTAGGCGTATCGGTTGAAATCCGTGAAATGGAAAACGGTCTTCCAACTAAGAAAGTGATTGGTGGTGAAAGGGCTAGAGTTCTTTCTTCAGCAATTACTACAAGTGCAACCGCAGGATCTGCTACAACATTTACATTTGATAGCCCAATCTACTTGTTACCAGGTAACGAATATTGCTTCTCAGTAAAACCTGATGGTAATGCAGATGACTTTGAATTGTGGGTTGCTGAATTAGGTCAGATTGATGTTACAAATTCTGATACAAGTATTAGAATTGATAGAAACAATGCACTCGTTGGTGGTGTTCTATTTACTACATCAAGTGAATACAACTATTCAGTCAAACAAGCACTTGATATTAAATTTAAAATGAAGATTGCTACGTTCTCAACATCAACAACTGGTGTAGCGTTATTCAATAATAGTGCATTTTCAAATAATATAACATACGGTGCATTCCAAACTAACGTTGAAGATTTAATTCCATCAAGAACCGCTATCACATACGAAGCAAAAACTGCTGATAGCACATACACTGCTGGCGATTTTTTCACAGTTAAAAATCTTGAACGTGTTATTCTTACATCACAAGCGCAGATTTCAAATACTACAAATGAAACTGCTGAAGCATTCAAGTCATTTACAGTTCGTGCATCAATGTCAACCGATAGTCAATATATCAGCCCGTACATTGATCTGACACGAGGCAATATTGCACTTGAAGACTTTATCATCAATAATACGACATCAAATACGCTGACTGGCACTGTTACCTATTCAGCGGCATCAAACGTTGTCGTAGGAACTGGTACAGCATTTACAACTGAAATTGATGCTGGTGAATATGTTAAATTTGGTGATCAATTTAGATTGGTCGCAAACGTTGTTAACGCAACTTATATGACAGTTTCAACAAACTTTACCGAGGCAAATGATGTAAATCAAACCATTTCAATGGAAAACGAAGAGAATCCAGAAGGACCTTATGTTTCTGATACTAGATACATAACAAGACGGGTTGCATTAAACGATGGTTTTGAAGCGTCTGATTTAGTTGTTTATTTGGATGTAAATAGACCAGCCGGCACTGATATCAAAGTATATTACAAGATTTTGAATGAAAACGATAATGACACATTTGATGATAAATTCTACCAAGAAATGTCATTGAGTGGCACAAAAATATTCAATCAAAACTCTAGAATATATTCTGAAGAGAAATATATAGTACCAACAGCAATTAAAACTGGTGGAAGCACATTACTTTCTGGTACAGTTTTAATTTCTAGTTCAAATACAGATGTTGTCGGAACTTCTACAAGATTTATTGAAGATTTAAGAATAGGCGACACAGTTGCAGCTGGTGTTGCTAGAAGTCAGCGGGTGGTGTCAACGATTGTAAATAACACATTTTTAACAGTTGAAAGCGCATTTAGTACCTCAAATAATAGTCAAGACATTTTCAAAGTGCTAAATAATGCTATTCAATATACAACGCCAGATAGTAAGACATTTACTGGCTTTAAATATTATGCTATAAAGGTTGTATTTACTTCAGATAATGAGGCGTATGCACCTAGAGTTAAAAACTTAAGAGCGATTGCATTAGCATGAGATATATACCAGATAAAATTAGAATGAAAGAAATTGTGGGCGGATTTACTGAGCGTGACGTAGACTCTAAAGCGTTACTAAATACAGATGTAGATTCGCTTTTGAAATATAAAATTCAGAAAAGAAGACTGTCTAATAGTCAAGAGGTTGAAAAAATTCAAGATGAGGTGCGAAGTTTAAAAATGGAACTCATTGAAATTAAACAACTGTTATTAACAATAGCAAAGAGTAATTAATATGCCAATTGCAAATGTAGAACTATCAAATACCTTTAATCAGTTTCGTACCACAACGAATGATGTAATTCAGCAAGTCAATGCGGCCGCATCAGCAAATGGTAATTCAACCATCGTCGCTAGAGATGCTTCAGGATCTTTTACTGCGAATAATATAACCGCTACAACATTCTCTGGTTCTGGAGCATCCTTAACAAATATAAACGCATCTAATGTAGCATCAGGAACTTTAGCAAATGCTAGAACAACAGCTTCAAGTTCTAATGGCGCTTCAACCATCGTCGCTAGAGATGCTTCAGGATCTTTTACTGCGAATAATATAACCGCTACAACATTCTCTGGTTCTGGAGCATCCTTAACAAATATAAACGCATCTAATGTTTCTTCAGGCACTTTAAATGCTACTAGATTAGCAACATCAGGTGTTACTGATGGAGCTTATGGTAATAGTACATCCGTTCCTCAACTCATTGTTGACACCTACGGTAGAGTTACTTTAGCATCAAATGTGAGTATTAATGGTATTAATCAATTTAATTATCACACAGGTAACGCAAACTTTCAAATTACCACTCCTTCAGGAAGTTCTTATACAGCGACAATTGGTCAAGATTTAGGAACAACTGCTAATCCAACGTTTAATAATCTTGTTGTTTCAGGCAATCTAACTGTTTCTGGAACTACAACAACAATTTCAGCAAACAATTTAAAAATTGAAGATAATCTCATTTATCTAAATGATGCATCATCAAATACTAACGTTGATTTAGGTTTTGCTGGCAATTATAACGACGGTACATATAGACATGCAGGCTTGGTCAGAGATGCTGACGACGGTGTATGGAAATTTTTTCATCAGTATACTCCTGAACCTGATGCTTCAGCAAACTTAGACACTTCAAATGTAACATTCGTTTTTGCTCCATTAAAAGCTGGTGACATCACATCTAATAGTATTTTTTATGGTAACGGTTCAGGATTAACAACACTCAATGCTTCTAATGTTTCTTCAGGTACTTTAGCAAATGCTAGAACAACAGCTTCAAGTTCTAATGGCGCTTCAACCATCGTCGCAAGAGATGCTGGTGGAAATTTTACAGCAAATGGTATCACAGCAACTTCTGTTAGTGCTCCAACACTTACGGGTGTTGCTTCAGTTGCTACTGTAGCGAATACATCCACACTAACGGCAGATAATACAACAAATGCTACAAACTATGTACCATTTACAAATTCTGCTACAGGCAATCAAGCACTCAGAACAAGTTTAGGATTTAGTTTTAATCCTAGCACAAATACATTAACTGCTGGTGTTTTCAGTGGTTCTGGTGCATCACTTACGAGTATTCCTAACAGTGCTACAACAGCTTCAAGTTCTAATGGCGCTTCAACCATTGTCGCTAGAGATGCTTCAGGATCTTTTACCGGAAACACTATAACCGCTACAACATTCTCTGGTTCTGGAGCATCACTTACGAGTATTCCTAACAGTGCTACAACAGCTTCAAGTTCTAATGGCGCTTCAACCATTGTCGCTAGAGATGCTGGTGGAAATTTTACAGCAAATAATATAACTGCTGCTAATTTAACAACTTCAGGAATTGCTACACTGAATAGTCAGACTGTGTTTAATTCGTTCATGAAAGAAAAAGCGAATGTTTCATCAACGGCTGCTACAGGAATCATAAATTTTGATGCTGTCACGGCGCCAGTTTTGTATTACACCGCAAATAGCACAGGAAACTTTTATTTAAATGTAAGAGGAAACTCTACAAATACATTTAATTCATTGACATCTAATAATGAAGCTGTTAGCGTAGCATTTTTAGCGACACAAGGTGCTACTCCATATTATCATTTAACTAATATTCAAATTGACGGATCAAATAATGCCATAAGATGGCAGGGTGGATCAGCACCAACATCAGGAAATGCAAATAGTATTGATGGATTTGCATTTACGATCATTAAAACTGCGAATGCTACATATACTGTGTTAGGATCTCAAACACAGTTTAAAGCGTAATTGAACATGGAGAAATAACAAAATGCCTTTAATAACTACATTCGGCGGAATTGCAATTAAGCGATTTGGATTTTCTTCTGGGGCTAAAGCGTTTTTTGCTGAATTGCTGTTGATAGCTGGAGGCGGGGGCGGTGGTAGTATTAACGCATTTACAGGCGGAGGCGGTGGTGGTGGATATAGAACATTTTCAGGAGGATCGGCAGTAAGACTTGTTAAAGGAGATATACTTACTGTAACAGTAGGTGGTGGCGGTAGTGGCGGTGGAGGAAAAGGATCTAACTCACGATTCGGATCATATTGTTCAACTGGTGGTGGCGGTGGAAGTAATGCTGGTGGCAGTGGTGGCGGTAGTGGTTCTTCTAGTGGCGGTAGTGGTAATGAAGGTGCATATACTCCAGCTGAAGGTTGTAACGGTGGTGGTGGAGGTCCATCACATCGAGGGCCTACGGGGAGTCATTTTCCAGTGGGTTCGAACCCTGCCGCATATCAAACCGGTGGCGGTGGTGGAGGTTCTGGCGCTGCCGGTTCTACGGCATCCGACTATAATTGGGCTGGTGGCGGTGGAAGCGGTGGAAATGGCGGTTCAGGAAGAGCAAGTAGTATAACTGGAAGTTCAGTTCATCGTGCCGGTGGAGGCGGTGGCGCTTATGGTGGAACCGGTCATGGTGCAAATGGTGGTGCGGGAGGAGCAGGAGGAGGCAGTAATGGTATAAGCTATTATGGATATGCTAGTTATGGAAGATCTGCGCCGCATGGTCATCATAGTGGTGGAACAAACACGGGTGGCGGTGGTGGAGTTCCTGCTGGTGGTGGATCTGGAATTGTAATTATAGCATATCCAAGCACTGAAGCAGATATAACAACAATTGATGTTGGATTAACATACAGCTTGAGCACTGTATCTAGAAGTGGATATAAGGTTTATTCATTCACAGCTGGTTCAGGAAATATAACAATATAAAAAAAAAAATGGCACACTACGCACTATTAGACGAAAATAATATTGTCACTCAAGTTATAACTGGAAGAAATGAAGATGAATTAGGTATAAATTGGGAAGAATGGTATGGAAATTTTCATAATCAAAAGTGTAAAAGAACAAGTTATAATACAAGACATGGTAAATATCGTGTAGGAGGAACATTAGAACTTCATCCAGATCATGGAAATGGGTTTAGAAAAAATTTTGCTAGTGTAGGATATTCATATGATGAAAATTTAGATGCATTCATACCTCCTAAGCCTGTTGCTACTCCAAGTTTTATATTGGATACTGATATTTGTGATTGGATTCCACCTATACCTATGCCAACTGTTGAACCAGGTTATGTTGCTTCATGGGATGAAGCATCAATATCATGGAAAATTACACCAAGGTTAGTATCAGTACCAGTAGAACCTGAAGACAATAACTCCGCTAATACTTAAATTTAAATTTCTTAACATTATCATAAAATAAAAAGAATAATCGCACTTATAAATAGCCATGTTACAATTTAAGGATTTAACATGGCTAAACCTACCACAAGAGAAGACTTCAAAGAGTATTGCTTACGCAAGCTAGGCAAGCCTGTTCTTGAAATTAACGTTGATGATACACAAGTTGAAGACAGGATTGATGAAGCGTTAGCCTATTATCACGATTATCATTTTGATGGAACGCAGAAAGTTTATTTAGCGCATCAAGTCACTGAAGAAGATAAGACAAACAAATATCTCACTATACCAGAAGCTGTTATAGGTGTTATCAACATCTTTGACATCGGCGATTCTTACTCAACCAATAATCTCTTCAACATCCGTTATCAAATCGCATTGAATGATCTATTTGCATTCAATTATGGACCATTTGCGCCATACTACATGGCTCTTCAGAATGTAGCACTTGCTGAAGAATTGTTTGTGGGCAAACAAAGTATGAGATACAATCGCCATGTGAATAGACTCTACATTGATATGGACTGGGAAGCAAAGATTGTTACAGGAGAATATATCATTGTTGAAGCGTACCAAAAAGTAGATCCTGAAACATACTCAGACGTATGGAGTGATCGCTGGCTTGAACGATATGCGACAGCACTCATTAAAAAACAATGGGGTGAAAATCTGAAAAAGTTTGAGGGGCTTCAAATGCCTGGTGGTTTGACATTCAATGGTCAGAGAATTTGGGATGAAGCAACGGAAGAACTTACAAAACTTGAAGAAGAAATGATTTCTTCATATTCTCTACCAGTTTCTGATATGATTGGATAAGAATGGCACGCAATCGCTATTTCAATCAATATGGTACACAGAGTGAACAAAACGTATACGAAGATTTAATTATAGAATCTATAAAGATATACGGTATTGATGCGTATTATATACCAAGAACTTCTGGGTATGTAGATCAAATCTATGCTGAAGACAGACTATCACTTTTTGATGATGCGATTTCATTAGAACTTTTTGTTAAAAGTTATGACGGTTTTATTGGTCAAGAAGATTTTCTTTCTAAGTTTGGTTTGCAGATTGATGAGCAAATCAATTTTGTCGTTGCACAAAAACGATTCACACAATCGCTAAAAACAAGTCTGTTGACAGAATATGGTTATAACTTTAAGACTGAAGATGGAAATCAGCTACTCTATGATGTATCTGACGCATGGGATTACTCAGACATTCTTCGCCCAAGAGAAGGCGATTTGATATGGATTCCAATGATGGGATACATGTACGAAATTAAGTTTACTGAAAACACTGAAAACTTTTTCCCATTAGGCAAACTCTTCACATACGAAATGAGATGTGATAGATACGAATACAGTAGTGAACGAATTGACACCGACGTTGCAGACATTGATGCAGTTGAAGATGACTTTTCAGAATCAACATCTATCATTGATAACATTCTTCTGGAAGATACTGATTCATTGCTTCTTGAAGATGACACCATTCTTCTCACAGAAGGTGAACACATCAAGACGGTTGATGCTGAATCCGATAACGATTATATCACTGATAGAATTCGTGACGGTGACATCATTGATTTCTCGGAGTCAAATCCGTTTTCATTAGTTAAGGAGTACTAATCATGATGTTCGGTCATGACTTCTATCATGGTATTGTTAGAAAATATATTGTTATGTTTGGTAATCTATTTAATGAACTTCAGATTGAAAGATATAATGATTCAGGTACAAAAATACAAACACTCAATGTGCCTATTGCTTACGGACCTAAAGCAAAGTACATAGCAAGAATTACTTCAGATCCAGATTTGAATCGTGAAATTTCTATCACACTACCTAGATTATCATTTGAATTAACTTCATTAACTTATGCACCAGATAGAAAATTGAATACTGGTTTAAGATTGAAGAGAGGTATAAACACAGGCGGCACAGATTTTTCTGGTGTTTATGCACCAATACCATACGACATGGGATTTTCGTTATCTATTATGACAAAGTACGCTGAAGATGGCGTTCAATTAGTAGAAAAGATTATACCATTTTTTACACCAGACTTCACAGTAACCGTTAAAGCACTAACTGATTTATCACTCAATCTTGATGTGCCTATTGAACTAAATGGTATAACAAACAATGACTCATACGAAGGCGATTTTGAGAGTAGAAGGGTTATCACTTGGGATTTAAATTTTACTGTAAAAGGTTATCTATTTGGTCCTGTTACAAAGACTAAGTATATCACGAGTGCAGTTATTAATTTGAGAGATGAAACGACTGACGCTACAGTTTCAACAACAACATTTACTGGCAATTCTGAATTTGGATTTACTGAGACGCTGACATGAAAAAACCTATTAATGAAAAGATAAGCGATGCACTGGATATTCCTTATATTGAAAACACTCCTCAAGAACGTCCTGTCGCATCTATTGTGAAAAAACAAGAGGATTCTATTGACGATGATTATCTCTACGCTAGGGACAATCTTAAGCACTTTATTGAAAAAGGTAAAGAGGCTATGGATGAAATCATTTACTTAGCAAAAGAAGTAGAATCGCCTAGAGCATATGAAGTTGTTGGCCAATTGATTAAAACATTGTCTGATACTAATAAAGATTTATTAGACCTTTCTAAGAAAGTCAAAGAACTCAAACAGAAAGATGAAGAAAAACAACCGACACATGTGACAAATGCTCTATTTGTAGGCAGCACAGCAGAGTTACAAAAACTACTCAAAGGCGATGGCTAAAAAAATATACTTAGGAAATCCGCTTCTTAAAGCAGCAGGAGTTTCCGTACCATTTACAAAAGAGAACATTCAAGAATACATAAAATGTTCAGAAGATTATATTTACTTTATTGAAAAATATTGTAAGATTGTTACGCTTGATTATGGTTTGCAACCGTTTAATCTTTACGATTGTCAGAAAGAAAAGTTGGACATTATACATAACAATCGTAAAGTTATACTCATGGAGCCACGGCAGCAAGGCAAAACTACAACGTCAGCAGCATATATTCTCTGGTATACTTTATTTCAAGGCAGCAAAACTGTTGCAATTCTAGCAAACAAAGCGACAGCAGCACGAGAAGTTTTAGCACGATATCAATTGATGTACGAAAATCTTCCTCAATGGCTTCAGCAAGGCGTCAAGACATGGAACAAAGGTGACATTGCACTTGAAAATGGATCAATTGTTTTCACAGCAGCAACAAGCAGACAAGGTATCCGTGGTAAGTCTGTCAATCTATTGTATGTTGATGAAACTGCAATCATACCAAATAATATAGCAGAAGAATTCTTCACGGCCGTTTCACCAACCATTTCTGCTGGTTCTACAACTAAAATTCTTCTATCTTCTACACCACTCGGATACAATCATTTCTGGAAATTCTGGAATGATGCAGAAAATGGTAGAAACGATTTCATACCACTTTTCATACCATACTGGAAGATACCTGGGCGTGATGAAAAATGGGCTGAAGAACAGAAAAGGCAGCTCGGCAATCTCAAATTTAACCAAGAGATTCTCTGTGCATTCTTAGGATCAAGTCTTACACTCATTGCTTCAGATTCTATAGCACAAATGTCTGCATCTAGACCTATATACAGCAAAGATGGTTTAGACATTTACGAAAAAGTGGAGAAAAATGCTTCGTATGTATTGGTTGCAGACGTTGCAAAAGGCCTCGGTGGCGACTATTCAGCGTTCACGGTACTCAGAATTGATGAAATGCCTTACAGACAAGTTGGTAAGTTTAGAGATAATCAAATCAGCCCGTTGCTATATCCTTCTATGATATACAAAGTTGCTAAAGAATATAACGATGCATGGGTTCTCATTGAAATTAATACATCAGAACAAGTTGCTGAAATTCTACATAGTGAATATGAATACGAGAACATTATATTTGTGAATAGAACAGCACAGGGCCAAGTTGTTTCAGGCGGTTTCGGTGGTGGTAAGACGCAGCTAGGTGTCACAACAGACAAAAAAATCAAACGAATTGGTTGCATGAACTTCAAATCTTTAGTCGAAGGCAAAAAATTGCTGATCCAAGATGCTGATACCATTGCTGAAATTTCAACTTTCATAGAAAGAAGATATAGTTATTCAGCAGATGAAGGATATCACGACGATTTAGTGATGCCGCTAGTGCTTTTTTCATGGCTGACAACCAATCCATATTTTAAAGAATTGACAAATACAAACATCCGAAAAGAATTGTATGAACAGAGGATGAAAGCTATTGAAGATGAAGTTACTCCTTTTGGTATTATTGATGATGGCCGTGATGAAACTCAGATTGTAGACGCAGGTGGTCAAGTCTGGGAAATTGAAGATCGTATGGAAAGAAGAGAAAAGAACTTTCTAATGAATCTATAAAACGTCATTTTTATAAATAAACTGAAAATGATTGTAAAATATTGATATAAACATCATTATATTCAAGGAGAACATAAATGGCAATTAGTCTAGTTTCACCTGGAATCAAGATTACAGAAAAGGATCTTGTTTCTACGCTTCCTTCAGTTGGAGCAACTGTAGGTGGTTTTTCTGGTCAATTTCGTTGGGGACCAATTGAAGAAGCAACATTGGTGACAAGCGAAGTCGCTTTGGCTGATCAATTTGGAAAACCTAACGCTACAAATATCGTAGATTTTCTTTCAGCAGCAAACTTCTTAAGCTATTCTTCAGCATTGAGAGTTGTTCGTGTAGCAAACACTGCACTCAATGCTACAGCATCTAACACGACAGCAGACAGTGCAAACGCTGGCACAGGTGTCTTAATTAAGAATCTTGAAACTTATAACAATACAAGTTCTTTTGATAATGGTCCTTGGGCAGCAAGATATGCAGGTGCATTAGGAAACTCCCTTAAAGTTTCTACTTGCCCATCTTCAGCAGCATGGCAGTCAACACTAAGTGGTACATTTACCGTAGCAGCAGGTTCTACAGCAGTTGTTGGTTCAGGTTCAGCAGCAAATACTGAACTTTCAGTTGGCGATTTGTTCATTGCAGGTGGCCGTACAATTAAAGTTGCGGCTATTACTAATGCAACACACTTCACACTTGCTTCATCACATCTAACTGGTGTCACAGCAGGTTCTACAGCAACACGCCGCTGGGAATACTACGGTGAATTTACAGCAGCACCAGGAACATCAACAGATGGTACAACAAAAGGCGCAACTAATGATGAAATGCACGTTGTTGTCGTTGATGAAGACGGTCTAATCACAGGCGTTGCAGGTCAAGTTTTAGAAAAGTATGATGGTCTTTCAAAAGGATCAGATGCTAAGGGTGAACAAGGTGGCTCTAATTACTATAAAGATGTAATTAACGCATCATCAAGATATGTTTACTGGACAGATCATGATGTAGCAGGTGTAAATTGGGGCAATGCTCTAACAGGCACAACATATACCGCTGTCACTACACCTAAAAAGTATAGTCTTGCTGGTGGTTCAGACGGTAACTCATTGACTGATGGTAACAGAATTACAGGTTACGGATATTTTGCAAACAAAGATTTAGTTCCAGTCAATATCATGATTGCTGGTCAAGCAACAGCTACCGTTGTAAATACTATCATTTCAGATATTTGCGAATTGAGAAAAGATTGTATCGTTTGCGCTTCACCATTAAGAGCAAACGCAGTAAACAACGCAGGATCAGAAGTTACAAGCATTACAACATGGGCAGGAACAGTCACACGTTCGTCTTATGCAGTTGCAGATAGCGGTTGGAAATATCAATATGATAAGTATAATGATGTTTACGTTTATGTGCCATTGAACGCAGACACAGCAGGATGTATTGCTAGAAATGATAACAATCGTGAACCATGGCTTTCACCAGCAGGCATTGCAAATGGTGTTATCAATAATGTAATCAAACTTTCTTGGAATCCTAAACAAGAAGACCGTGATGCATTGTATAAGTTAGCAGTAAATCCAGTGTTCACGCAAACGGGCCGTGGAACAATTCTATTTGGCGATAAGACATTTATTCTTAAAAACTCATCGTTCAGCAGAGTTAATGTTCGTAAATTGTTTATTGAACTTGAAAGAACAATTGGTGCTTCAGCAGAAAGTGTATTGTTTGAACAGAATGATGCTACAACAAGAGCAACGTTCGTAAATCTAATTACACCATATCTAAGAAGCGTACAAGCTAGAAGAGGCATTACAAACTTCAGAGTCATTTGTGACGGCACAAATAACCCAGAAGATGTAGTCTTAGCAAACGAATTTGTATGTGACATTTTTGTTCAGCCAATTACTTCAGTAAACTTTATTCAACTAAACTTTGTTTCTGTTAGAGGTTCCGCATCCTTTACCGAAGTTACAGCCTAAATAGAATAAAGTAAAGGAGAAGAATTATGGCGACATTTAGTCTTGAAAGATTCAGAGATGCAATCGGAGCAGGTTCAAGACCGAACCTGTTTCTTGTTAGAGTAACGCCTCCAACAATTACAGGCGTTACTTTAGAGGGTTTTGAGTATGTGTGTCGTGCTGCATCTCTTCCTGGTTCAACATCGGGATTAATTGAAATTCCTATGAATGGTGGTAGAAGATTAAAGATTGCAGGAGATAGAACGTTTCCTGAATGGACAACCACAATTTTAAATGATGAAAATTTTATCATTAGATCCCAATTTGAACTATGGCAGAACAGCATTGTAAAAACAAATTATAACTTGGATGTTGTTGGTAATAGAGCGATAGGAGTTGGTGCTGTATTCAGTCAAGCTGGATTAACAAACGGCGTTGTTGAAGTATATCAATTAGATTCTTCAGGCGCATCAGTGAAAAACGCTGAAATGAAATTGATCAATTGTTGGCCTAGTGACATCTCATCAATTGATCTTTCTTATGACACCACAGATACCGTTGAAGAATTTACAGTGACATGGACATATGATTATTATGAACACAACAGCAACGCTGCGCTAGTTTAATAGGGAAATAAAATGGCACTTTCAACAATTCAAAATTTACGAGATACATTACAAGTTGGTTCTAGACCGAATCTCTTTGAATGCGATATTCAATTTCCAGCAGCGATATCTTTAAATTCAGGTTTAGCCGCATTATATAATACCACGATTGATGGTGCACAATTGAACAGAACAAAATATCTGTGTAAGAGTGCAGCAATACCATCATTCACAATTGGTGTTATTGAAGTACCTGTGAGAGGCGGTAGAAGAGTTAAGATTCCTGGTGACAGAACATTTGCAGATTGGACAGTTACATTTATTAGCGATTCTGGTCATGCGCTTAGAAAAGTTTTCCAAGCATGGAAAGAATACATATCAACAAGTAATTATGCAGCAGAAGCAATTCGTTTGTATGATGCATCTGGTTATGATTATATTGCTGACATGTCAGTTTCGCATCTAAGACAGAACGGTACAGTTTCTAGACAATATAAGTTGTTTGATTGTTTTCCAACTGATGTTGGTGCAATTGATTTGTCTTTTGATTCAACTGATAGCATCTCTGAGTTTACTGTAACATTCCAATATCATTACATGACAGCAGTTGGTGGTAATGAAACGATTGCATCTGATTCAGATGTGAGTCTTTCAACTAAAGAGTAAATCAATAAACTTTTCGCAACGAATAAATAGTTGCGTAATAGTTTTCAATAAAGGGGCTATTACGCCCCTTTTTAATTTATATAAGAGAGAAAAATGGCCATAAAGTTATTTGGATTTAAGATTGGTAAAGATGAGCCAGAACAATCGCAACCACAATCGTTTGTTCCTAAAGCGGAAGACGACGGCGCAGTTGCAATATCAGCAGGTGGTGTTTACGGAACTTATGTTGATTTAGAAGGGCAGATTAGGTCTGACTCTGAACTCATCAATAAGTATCGTGAAATGGCTATGCAACCAGAATGCGACTTAGCAATTGATGATATAGTAAATGAAGCAATTGTTTACGAAGAACATAAGTATCCTGTTGAAATTGTTTTGGATGAACTAAAGCAACCAGAATCTATCAAAAAGAAAATTCGTGATGAATATTCACACATTATGAAATTGCTTGACTTCAATAATATGGGATATGACATCTTCAGGCGCTGGTATATTGACGGCAGGCTATATTATCATATGATTATTGACGAAAAAAATCCAAGATTAGGATTGCGTGAAGTCCGTTACATTGATCCACGAAAGATTCGCAAAGTCCGTGAAGCAGTCAAGAAAAAAGATCCAACAGGTGTCGCACAGATTTATAGCAAACCAAATGAATATTATATCTTTTCAGACAAAGGTTTTGCAAAAGATGGCGCACAAGGTTTGAAGATTGCAGCAGATTCTATTTGTTATGTTCATTGTGGTCAATTTGACAAAGATGGTAAAGTTGTTATATCACATCTACATAAGGCAATCAAGCCATTGAACCAATTAAGAATGTTGGAAGATGCTACAGTCATATACAGAATTTCAAGAGCACCTGAACGTAGAATATTTTATATTGATGTAGGTAATCTACCTAAGATGAAAGCAGAACAATATTTGCGTGAAATGATGCAAAAATATAAGAACAAACTTGTCTATGATGCACAGACAGGTGAAATTCGTGATGATAGAAGATTTCAGACAATGCTTGAAGATTTCTGGTTACCACGAAGAGAGGGTGGTAAAGGCACTGAAATTTCTACACTTGCAGGCGGACAAAACTTGGGTGAGATTGAAGACGTCCTATATTTCCAAAAGAAACTCTACAAATCATTAAACGTGCCAATTTCTAGATTAGAAGCTGACAATGGATTTTCTTTAGGTCGTGCAAGTGAAATCAGTAGAGATGAAATCAAGTTTTCAAAATTTATATCAAGACTTCGCTTGCGATTTACACATCTTTTTGATAAACTGTTGGAAACACAATTGCTACTAAAAGGTGTGTGTACAAGGGCAGAATGGCTTCAACTAAAAGAAGAGATCAATTATGATTTTATTTCAGATTCATATTTTGTAGAACTAAAGCGATCTGAAATCATGAAAGATAGATTAGGTCTGTTAGGTGAAATTGATTCGTATGTGGGTAAATACTTTTCGGTCGCTTATATCCGTAAAAATATTCTTCGCCAATCTGAAGATGAGATTGAAAATATGGATAAAGAAATGGAAGAAGATAAAGCAAATATGGAAGATGAGCCAGTAGAAGCACCACCACCTCCATCGCCGGTAGCACCTCCACCACAAGAGGTTGTTGTGAGTGTAAAGAAAGAAGAAACAGAATCTCGCACCGTTGATGACACTGATCAAAAAGAGTTAGCTAAATCTATGACACGTTTTTTTGAAACACTAACTGAAGAGACAAAGCATGAGCGAGGAGAAAAGTAAGCTCACTGAGAACGCTCTTGTTGTAGCAACTTCAATTGCTTATACAAAAAAAGAGATTGGAAAACTACAAGAAAGAATAGATTCTCTTTCGTCACAAAAAGAAATTGTAGAAATTGTAGGTCCACAGGGCGACCAAGGTCCTCGTGGATTGCCCGGCATCATCGGTGAAAAAGGTGATCGTGGAGAAAAAGGCGATAAAGGTGACAGAGGAGAAAGAGGCGAACAAGGCGTCCAAGGAATTCCTGGTGCACCCGGCGAACAGGGATTCAGGGGTGAAAAGGGTGAAAAGGGTGATATAGGGCCACAAGGTCCACAGGGCGAAAAAGGTGATCGTGGTGAGCAAGGCATTCAAGGTGAAAAAGGTGACAAAGGTAATAAAGGTGATAACGGTCTTCGTGGAGAAAAAGGAGACAAAGGTGATTCTGGTTCACGTGGTGAAAGAGGTGAACAAGGATTTCCAGGCAAAGATGGTAAAGATGGTGCAGCAGGCAAAGATGGTAAAAAGGGTGAACGTGGAGAAAAAGGTGACATAGGTCCACAAGGAGAACAAGGACCACAGGGCGAAAAAGGTGAAAAGGGTGACAAAGGTGATCCAGGAAAAGATGCAGATTTCACAGCGATACAAAATCAAGTCAATGATTTCAAAGATGTCCTACAAAAAGATGTAACACAATACAAAAATAAAGTCAATGCAATCATATCAAAAGGATTTGGTGGAGGAGGTGGTGGTTCAGGTGAAGTCAATCTAAGATTTCTCGATGACGTTGACACATCAAATTTAACAAATAACTATTATTTAAGATATAACGCTACAACTGGTAAATTTGTATTTGCTCCTATATCAGTTGGTGGTGCTGATCAATCATTAAACACGACTGATAGTGTAACATTTGCAGACATTACTATCACAGGAAGCACAATTAACGTTGGTTCTGCTACGCTTACAGCAAATGGTTCATCGTTTGATTTACCAGCAGGCACGACAATCGGTGGTACAACAATTAGTGGTATCGATTCAACAGCTAGAACACTTGCAAATGCGGCATATGCTCAAGCAAATACTGCTACAACTTTAGCTCAAGCAGCATATGATCAAGCAAACACTGGTGGTGGACAACCACATGAAGATGCTCTTGTTGTTACATTTGACAATGATACGGGCGATGTTCATAAAATTGTAGCACTAAACGCTAACGCAGAAACAATTGCAGCAACAACAAAAAATTTAGATTTCATTGATAGAATCGTTGGTGTATTAGATTCTGATGATCATACAGTATCTTTTGGAGTAATAGAATATAATGGATGGAATTGGACACCAGAACAATCATTGTTTTTAGGCGATAACGGATCTATTGTTACGACATCTACTATTGACGGCGCACTATTTTCATTAAAAATAGGATACGCTATTAATTCAACAAAGATATTTATAAAAATTGGTACACCTGTTATTTTATAAATAGACAACAAAAACATTCTTTTATTGGAGAATATGAATGGCAAACGCATTATATCCTAAAGCTAAAGAAGCATTTTTAAATGCCGATATTGATTTGGCTATTGATACAATTAAAATTTCTTTGATAGATACTGGTGAATACACATACAGCGGAACACATCAATATAGAAGTAATGTAGCAAATGCTGCTGTAATATCTACTGCGACACTATCGAATAAAACAACTGCAAACGGTGTATTTGATGCTGACGATGTGACATTTACATCTGTCACTGGTGCAAATGCTGAAGCATTAATTATATTCCAAGACTCTGGCGTCCAATCGACGTCTAGACTAATTGCATATATTGATAGTGCAACAGGTCTTCCAATTTTACCTAACGGCGGTGATATTACTGTAGCATTTTCGAGCGGCTCAAATAAGATTTTCTCTTTATAATATTTTAGTGTTGCAATGATATGGCAGGAGAAACGCAGTACGTTAGATTAGAACCAATAATCAACGATCTAGAATTTGTTGAGATATCAGTATATGCAAATTCTACCATTGATTCATTTTACTATACCGTTGCCTCGAATTCTTCAATTGTAGGTGATTTTAGTTTAATTCCTTTAATTTATCCAAACTCTATAGAAAGTGTATCAACGCTTTCTTCTCCTGATCAATTAAAATTTTTAATTTATCCTGATTCCATATCATCAAGTGCGAATCTTGTTTCTGAATTGACCTTTCCTCTTTTAATTTATGATCAAACAATTTATATAGATAGTGTACTTGCACTATACAGCACTGTTACTATAAATGATGTAAAAGATATTCAAATATCTGAATATGTTCAAGGTGGTATATCTTCAACATCAAATTTTGGCGATTCTAAATTATCATTACAAATTATATCCAATTCAATTGATTCCACAGTTAGTTTTTCTGCAAACAATCAGTTAAATTTCATACTATATTCCTCGTCAATTAGTTCAACTGCCATATTTGGTTGGAATGACCCCCTTCTTAATATGCAGATTAGGAATACTCCTAATCCAGAAATTTCATCAACAGTTGTAATACCAAGTCCAAATGTTTTAAAAGTTATCGGTCCATTAAGTATTGCTACTACAGTAAACTTTGAATTACCATCATTTACAGATAGTATTCATAGATTGCTCATATTTAAAAATGACAACATTACAAAAGTTGGTAATACTGATGCCGTTATTGTTGCTGGTGGTATAAGAATTAATCCAAGTATAGCAAAAACCGAAACGGCTATAGCAGGATCAGCGTCTTTACCATCTAATCCGGTAGGATTCATATCAGTTAATATTGATGGAAATGACTATAAAATACCATATTATAATTAAAAAATTATAAATACATTGAAATGTAATATTAAGGAGAAATGCTATGAATCATGTAAAAAGTGCGTTACAATATGCAACAGATTCAAATGCTCTAGAATTTAAAAAATCAATTCTTGCAGCGTTACAAGATAAAGTACAAGATGCACTTCATTTGAAAAAAATGGAAATAGGTGCACATGTATTTGCTGAGAAAGAAGACGATACATCAAAACAGGATTACACAGACAACGAGGAAAATATAGATGAGAACCTTTAAATCTTTTATTTCAGAGTTAGAAACAATCAAGCTCAAACCAAAAAAAGAGCAAGAGATTGTTGATAAAACTTATATGGCTCAAGTTAAGGATCCTGGTGATCTTGAAGATGTCGGTCCTGAAGAAGTTGGTCCACAGGGTGTCAAGTCTGGTTCAGGTAAAAGGCCTGCGGATCGCTTAGATAATAAACAAGCATTTGGTGAGTCTGAAAGTTCGCAAAGTCATCAAGCAAAAACAACGTTAAAGCATATCAAACCTGGTACAGTTAGGCAGAATCGTGGCGACAAAGCTGATGCTGCAAAAATCAAACCAGGCACTAGCGACTATGCATCAAGGCATGCTATGCTAATGAGAGCGAAGAAAGAAGGCCGTTTAAAAGAAGATCAGCAAGTTGACGAAGCAGATTTCACTAAGCAGCAAACAAAGATGGCACACACCATTGGCAAAGAGTTTGAAAAAAAAGGTGTTGGTGACAAATACAAAGGTGGTCCTTTTGCAGTTGCTACAGCAATGGTGCGTGATAAGCCTGAAGCAGCAGCAAAAGCATACAAGACAATCAAAGGTAAAATGAAAGAACAAACAGAAGTTGATGCTCTGTTTAATCTTTATAACGAATTAAATGAAGAAAATCAAGAAATCTTCATGTTGCAATTGGAAGAGAATCCAGAAGCACTGATTGATTTCATTAATTCATTGGAAGAAACAAATGGCTGATATTGTAACATCACAAAAATTAAAAGATCATGCGTCAGCATGGGCGTATGTTTTTACTAACATTTCTGATGGTACTGGTGAAACAAACGTTCTAAAAGTTGACGTATCAGGTTTAACAGCAGCATCAAATAGTTCATTGACAGATCAACGAGTAAACATCAATAAACTATCGTGGTCTATTGCAGGCGCAAACTCTAAAGTAAAACTCATGTGGTCTGGCGACAATTCACCGACAACAAACACGATTGTTTTTCTTTCTGGTTCAGGCACAATGGACTTAGCTACAAATCTTACAGCACCACTTACAAATAATACAGGTAATACGACAGGCGATATTTATTTGAGTACAGCTGGTTTTGTTGCAGGTGCAGGATACACATTGATTCTTGAAGGGAAGAAGACTGCTGGATTTACAAGCCGTGAAACAACAGATGATGGTCAAACATAAAACGGAGTTAAAATGAAACTTATAACAGAAGTGACTGAACAAGTCAACATCATCAACGAAGCAACAGAGAGCGGCAAAAAAGAATTCTTTATTGAAGGACCATTTCTTCAAGCAGAAAAAAAGAATCGCAATGGTCGCATTTATCCATTGCCAGTAATGGAACGTGAAGTTAACCGTTATGTTACTGAGTATGTAGATAAAAATAGAGCATACGGTGAACTAGGTCATCCATCAGGTCCAACACTCAATCTAGAGCGTGTATCACACATGACAAAGAGTCTTCGCAAAGAAGGTTCTGATTATATTGGTAGAGCAAAGATTATGGATACACCGTACGGTAACATCGTTAAAAATCTTATGTCAGAAGGTGCAACACTCGGTGTTTCATCAAGGGGCATGGGATCACTCAAAGAAAAGAACGGTGTCATGGAAGTTCAAGATGATTTTTATCTTGCGACAGCAGCAGATATTGTAGCAGATCCTTCAGCACCTGATGCATTTGTTCGTGGCATTATGGAAGGTAAAGAGTGGGTGTGGGACAACGGTGTCATCAAAGAAATTGATGTTGACACATACAAAAAAACAATTCAAAAGACACCAGCAAAAAACTTAGAACAAGTTCAGATGCGTGTATTTGAAGATTTTATTTCAAAACTATGATTTTTATAAATATGTTACAAATTGATTTATTCAATATACGCAAAGGAGAAACTCATGGGTATTGAGAACAAAGAAATCTCTGAAAATTTAGAAAACATTGTAGACGATGTATCTACAATCTTTTCAGGTGAAAATCTTTCAGAAGAATTTAAAGAAAAAGCAAAAGCTATTTTTGAAGCAGCAATTTTAGCTAAAGTTGAAGAAAAAGAAGCAGCACTTCAAGAAGAATTTGAACAAAAACTTGAAGAAGCGCAAAAAGAATTCACAGATGATATGGTATCAAAGGTTGATGAGTATTTGGACTATGTTGTTGCAGAGTGGGTTGAAGACAATAAAGTGGGCATTGAAAAGGGTTTGAGGGCAGAACTCGTAGAAGACTTTATGCTTGGTCTAAAGAATCTATTTGCAGAACATTATGTTGATATTCCTGAAGACAAAGTTGATGTAGTTGAAGAATTTGCTACAAGACTTGATTCAATGGAAGAAGAATTGAATAATGCTATTTCCGATAACATTGCACTTCGTGCTGAAATTAATGGTTTCAAGAAAGCGATTGTGTCATATGAAGTCTCAGAGGGGCTTACAGAGGTTCAACAAGCGAAACTTGAATCATTAGCAGAAAATGTTGATTTTGTATCAGAAGAAGATTATAAAGAAAAACTTCTCATGATCAGAAAGAAATATTTTGAAGCGAGTGATGTTGTTGAGAAAAAAGATGATGCAGAAGATGGACAATCACTTGAAGAAGCGTACAGTCCATTGATGCAGCATTATGTAAATAGTATTTCAAAAATTGTCAAAAAATAACTTTTTATAAATAAAAAAAGAGTTAAAATAAAAATACTCATTCAATTAAGGAGAAAGAGAAATGAATATTGATTCCCTAGTTAAAAAATGGGCACCAGTTTTAGATCATCCTGACCTTGGGGCAATCAAGGATCCACATCGTCGTGCAGTTACAGCACAACTTTTGGAAAATCAAGAAATTGATTCACGCACAAATGGTTCAGCTGGTTACCGTAATCCACAGTCACTGATTGAAGCAGCACCAACAAACTTTATGGGTGCATCTTCTTCAGATGCTACCGCAGGTAACATTGACATTTATGATCCAGTTTTGATCAGTTTGATTCGTCGTGCAGCACCAAATCTTATCGCTTATGATATTGCTGGTGTTCAGCCAATGACTGGTCCTACTGGTCTAATTTTTGCAATGCGTTCACGTTACGCAGTTTCAGGTCAAGGTCAGACAGGCACTGAAGCATTGTTTAACGAAGCAAATACAACATTCTCAGGCACAAACAGCGGCAACACAATTGGTTCACTTCAAACGGGTGCAACACCTGCTCTTGCTAATGCTACTAACTATACAGTTGGTACAGGAATGACAACAGCACAAGCTGAAGCATTGGGAGACGGTGCAAGTAATCAGTTCAATGAAATGGCATTCAGCATTGAAAAGATTTCTGTTGTTGCTAAAAGCCGTGCGCTTAAAGCAGAATACACAATGGAACTTGCACAGGATCTTAAAGCAGTTCACGGTCTTGATGCAGAACAAGAACTTGCTAACATTCTTTCAACAGAAATTCTTGCTGAAATCAATCGTGAAGT